CCATGGACGGGCGGCACCCCTTCGCGCGAAGAAAGCCCCCCTCAGAAATATGTAGCCCAGAAATTAGGACGTTAACCCTTTGGTAAGGTTTGAAGGTACTATATGACACGTCGCCGGATGGCCTACCGAAAACTGGCCTGGAATAGGAAGCGTTGGCCGGGTAGCTCCCAGAACGCGATCCAGGTAACCGATCGGATGGTGTGCCGGGGCCAGAAGCCCCCTTCCGGCGATACTGTCCAGAAAACTGGACGGTATCCCTCATACGAACCGCAAGACTGGACACAACATGAGAACGTCAGACACCTACCGCGGCGCGCGCCGCAACAGTATCGGCCCCGTCTGGGGCGCCGGTCCGTTCCACGCTATCAATTGGCGGTCGAAACGGCTCAACCTGAGCACCGTGTTCAAGACCTACACGATCGTGCACAGCAGCTATGGGAGGAACAAATGAGCTACAAAACCGAGGTTGGCCGGCTGGTCGAGGTCATGATCGAGGACGTGGCGCTGCGGCGCGCGACCTACTATCGGGCCCCGAACTTCACCCTGAAGATGAGCCGGCAGCGCCGGAACCTGAAGGGAGACCGGCAGGAGACCTTCCTGTTCACCTATGGCCGCCCGAACTACCGGGAGGTCAGGTTCATCAAGAAGGCCCAGACTGCCGGGGAGCCGTTCCCTGTTAAGAAGGTTCAGCTACAGTACTGGCCTACGAAAAGGTGACACATGCCACAGTCTCAGGAACAGAGGAAGTCCATCCGGGTGGTTGCCCAGTCAAACGCCAGCCGGGGTATCCTCAAGACGGTCAACATCAAGACCGTGAAGAAGAACGAGCACGCCGAGTACCTGCAACTGACGGCGGCGCAGGCCGCGGCGAACCCGAACAAGTTCCCCACGGTGATGGACAGCGGCGGGCAGTTCCCGGACGTGCCTACCATCGTGATCTCGGGGTACACTGCCCCCAATTAAGGAGCGTGCCATGAACGTCGACCTCGCCATAGGGGTGATCTTCGGAACCTGCGGCGGGGTCCTGCTGGCATGGCTCATTGACACCTTGCGACCGCCGCGATGCCGGTGGTGCAACCGACCGGCGCCCCGATGAGCACGCGCGTATCCCTAGGGTTCCTGTACCGGAAGGGCGACAAGAACGCCCTGGTGAAGACCTACAAGCAGTCGGCTGCGCTCAGCAATCAGGTCTGGCCGTCGGACGGCACGATCACGTTCTCGGCCCAGGCCATTGGCGCCGCGGACCCTGAGCGGTTCGTCGTCTGCCTGTTCTATGCCAAGGACAATCTGATCAACTCCACCCTGAACGGTGTGACGATCGGCGGTCAGACCGCGCAGTTCGACATGGCGGGGACCACCGGCACGCCGAACAACAACGACGGCGCCGTGGGCATCGCATGGGCCTACGTTCCTGCCGGCACTACGGCTGACGTTGTGTTCTCCTGGGGCACCAAGTTCCAGGACAGCACGACCGCGGCGGGCATGGCGATCGACACCTATACGGTGGTCGGCCCGATGAACATGAACTCGATCTGGTCCTACAACGTGAACACCAACGTCAATCGCACGTTCACGTTCAGCATCCCGCCGGGTGGCGTAGCGTTCGCGGTCATGGGCGTGGCGAACGCCGCCGGTACGCTCACCGGCACCGTGACCGTCGACATGCCGGGCACCGCCTACGTCAACGGCGTGGACCGGTGGGGAGGCAGCCAGGCCAACGCCAGCAACACGGCCTTCTTGGACGGGCAGACTGCGATCTTCACGAACCCGATTTCCAGCGGGCAGGCCGCTGGCACCGCGGCCCGGGTCTTCGGACGGTACGGTTAAGCATCTGGTAAGGTGGCATCCCCCAGAGTACCCAGGTAAAATGGAGGTTCCCATGCGTCATGTTCCGATGATCCTAGCCGTCACTGCATTTGTACTCTCGGCTTTCGTGGCCGCGGTCTCGATCGCGCGCTCGCAGCCGGCGGGTATCTATCGCGTAGTGCTGGTGAACCTGGACACTGGAACCCGACACCCGTGGGCCCGCAAAAGCTGGCCAGACCAGAACCGGTGCGACGCCGCGCTGGGCAACGCCAACGAAATGCTGGCGAAGCTGGTGGACCCTAATCCGGAGGTAGTGCCCCCGGAACTCAATGGCGCTGACCAGGACCTTCAGGAAAGCCTGCTCGGGCTGTTGCTACAAACCCTCCAGCGAACCGGGACGTTTCCACGGTTCAGTATTTCCTGCGAGCTTCAGGGAGACCCTGCGTAAGGGACCAGCCATGGCCTCCCAATTCGGTTTACTGCCGCCTGGTGCGGCACCATTCGGTCCTCGGCCTAGTTCGCCGCGTGGTCTCTACCGTGAATTCGGTATGCCCGAACGACCGCTGAGGATACACTTTCCGACTGGCGACAATAAGGGGACCGCGAAGCCCTGGTTTTGGTGGTTCAACAAGCAGCAACCTCAGAGCTTCGTCTTCCTTGCACCCCCCAAGTGGGGGGTAGGGTGGATGAGGCTCCCCATTTTCCCGGTCATCAAAATCCTCCAGATCGACACGCAGCCTGAAATCCCCATGCCGCCCTACGGGTTCGACAGCCTGGAGGATGCCGTCAAGAACGGCGACCCAGACGCCGAGTGGGGGCGGTTCAACTTCACGAACGATCTGTTCTGGGAATTGATCAAGAGCAACGACGTTCAGAACCAGGGCGGGCCGAAGAAGAAGCCAGCGTTCAATATGGTCAAGGGGCTGGTCAAGGCCCGCGACAGCCAGACGAACATCAACAAATCCATCGGGGACGCGGCCCACCTGTTCGAGACGGACTGGTCCGGCGACGCCGCGGACTACAACCACAACGCCGCGACGAACCTTCTGAACCCGTCGGACCCCGCCGCCGCGGCGGGCTTCCACTACAGCCACATTCACGGGAGGTTCGCGGTCGAGCAGCCGGACGGGCCGACGGCGACGTTCGCCGGGTTCGCGCAGCAGATCGGGGCGTTCCACCTGCCGCTGCCGCTCTCGAACAACGCCAGGTTCCTCAGCGCCCTGCCGGTGTCGGCGTGCTTCAACTTCAACACCATCACGACCGACGCCTACGCCTACACGATCAAGGTGGGACAGTTGGACGACAAGAAGTGGAACATGAGCGTCTTCCCGCCGATCGACGCCACGCTGATCGGCAACGGATCGTCTAGTTCGGTGACCGGGGACTACTCGGGCCAGGGCGTTTCGTCGTTCCCATTATTTAACCCAAGCCACTGATAGTGGTCTCGGGGCCGGCGTCCCGCTAATCGTGTGTGCCTTCGGGCCGCGAAATGGGGTGTAGCGAAGGGGCCGGCCCTACTTAACCCCTTGTTAATACTTATTGACTACTCGTGGACTGTCAGCTATGGAGACAGACCATGACAAGCGTACACCCCATCCATTTTGTGCCCGGCGAGAAAATCGCTGCGAATGCGGCCAATGAAGGTATCCCGGTAGCGGCTATTGCCCGTATCCTGAACACCCCGATCGAGGACGTGTACGGGAGCCTCAAGGAGCAGAAGTCCCGCGGGGTCATCGGTGACATGCCGCGCGCCGACTGGCCGCCGGGCGTCGCCATCCACAGCCGCATCCCCACCCCCACGTCGCCCAGCGACGACGACCTCCAGTTCATGTGCAAGAAGACCTTCCATCTGACCACCCTGGAGGCCGGCTTCCTGGTCGTGCTCCTGCGGCATCGCCAGGTCGAGAAGACCCGCCTGCACAATATAGTCGAGCAGCAGCGTTCCACAAGGGCCAACCAGCCCAGCCGGACGGAGGCTACCGATCCTAAGATGGTAGACGTTATGATTTGCAAGCTCCGTAAGAAGCTAAAGGTTATTGACACGGCGCTGAAAATCGCCACTATCTGGGGCGGCGGCTACTACATCGAGAACGACGTGAAGCCGCTGATCTTGGCCTACGTGAATGGAGTGCCCGATGCGCCACCCAAAGAAGCCGCCCCCGCCCGCCTTAATGATAAAGGACCCACCGGACCTACCCACGCCTAAGGACTACTCGCCGCAGATCACGACCCAGCACCGCGAGACCATCCTCAGCCTGGAGCACATGCTGGCCCAGACGCTGGACGTTCGCGTGCCCGTCACGCCGGCGCAACTGTCCGATCTGATGGAAATGTTCCTGACGACCCTCCATCTGCGAAAGGTTAACTTGCCTTATTGGATGGAGGTAGTGCCCTACACGTTCCGCGGCATCCTGCTCGCGCAACGCATACAGGCAGAGGCCAATTTGCTGGAGGTTGAGGGGCTCGACGACAAGGCCCGCCATACGGTGGCGGCGTCGATCGACATATCCCTCCAGGAGATCAAGGGTCTCCGCGGCGATCTTATGGCGAAACTGAACACCCTGCGGCAAATGGCCCTGCCGGGGACGACCATCCATTAACGGGACTGTGCGTTAACTCAGGAACACGACAAGAGGCCACAGCCATGCGTGAGACCCTGCCAGTTCCTGACGTACCGACGGTCGATCCAGCCGCCGCCGTTCCGCATATCGCCTCTGTGGGGGCACTCGTTGCAACCGCGTTCGGCTATTTGCCGGTGATCGTTGCGCTTATCCCGGCTATCTACTACCTCATCCTGATCTACGAGAGCAAGACAGTCCAGGACTGGGTGGCGCGCAGGCGTGAAGCCAAGAGGATCAAGCAACTTGCTAAGCTCCAGGCCCAGGCCCTGGTGGTCAACGCCCAGATCGAGGCCGCTGCCGAGGTCAAGACCGCGCGGGTATTCGCCGCTGCCAAGGTGGACAACGCGGCTGTTGACGCGGCTACCCTGGTCAAGAAAGTCGACGCCGGGACACACGATCCTACGTCCACGCCCCCGGCGGCATCCGTCTAACATTGGTCGGTGGCGGGCGCAGAGCCTGGAAAACGTAGGGCATCATCCCGCCGTGCACAACCAGGCACACGTACTGGAGGCAGTCCGCGACGTGGGAGTAGCCTTCCTTATCGTCCTTGTCGGGTATCCACCGCATCTTGTTGTTGCCCTTCATCGCAACGAACCTGTATCCACCAGACATAGCCCGGCACAGGTGAGGACAGCCACGGCGCGATATCAGTAGAGCGGGCCCACCGTTCGCCTGTCTCCCCAGCATCGCTTCCACGGCGCGCAGCCGCGGCTCGATATCGTTTGTCGGGGCGGGGATGGCCGGGAAGCCCATGCGCTTGAGCGCGTCGAAGCTGCTTTCTTCCGCGACGTTGCCCTTGGCTACGCCGGCGGGATCGCCCACCATCATCATCTTGCAGCCCATGTACTTGTTTGTGTACAGCATGGGGCGAAGTTGCTGCGTGACGTGCTTTTCCAGGCCGATGTTTTCGGCTGGCACTTCCTCGTGAATGAGCAGGCGGCCTAAGTGATCGGACTGACATATGAGGGTCCATGGGTTGCGGCCAAAGTCCTGGGACAGTAGCAGGGGGTAGCCCGGGATGACCTGGGTGTCGTTGACGATATGGAAGTCGCTCCGGAAGGAGTTCTTGAACACGGCGGCGCCCGTCGGGTCATCACCGTACTGGGCGTGAACGTAGCGCCGCACCCAATTGCTGTCTTCGCCCCACATGTTGACCGCGCGCTCGTAGTACAACCGACCCCGCGCGAGCCGCGTCGGGTGGTTGAGCGGGAGCTTGATGGTGTCGTCGGTTTGCAGGAGCCAGTTCAGGTTCTCGGCGGTCGGCGCCATGCCAGATGGCTGGACGAACTTCTGCCAGTCGGGCGGGAGTTCCTCCATGAACTTGTGCCACGGGGTCATTTCCGTGGGCATGTTGGTGTCAGCGATGATGCCAGACCAGGTGGCGTTGCCCTTGGCACCGGTGGGATAGCGGCCCAGACGGCCCATAACCGGGCCCAGGATGCTGATATCCATTTCCACGCATTCGGAGAGCCATGCGCCGGTCAACTGCATGGAGAGCAGCCGGGCTTGATCTGTACTGTCTTCCAGCGGGATAAAGACCCATTCGCTGCGAACGTCGTCGAACGCGACGTGGTAGACGCCCTCGCTGACCTTCCAGTGGCCCAGGCCATTGGCGCCGAGCCAGGTGTCGCAGTCCTTGAGCACCGTGTCCTTGAGTTGCTTCAGGGTCTGCCGCACGACGGCGAACCGGGTGTACCGATAGCCGTCAGGCGCCCGGCTTTGACCGACCGAGCGCCTGAGCAATTCAATGATGGCGGCGGTAGTCTTTCCGCTAC